AGCCATTGACACAGTACCTACAGAATACTTAGACTTAATAAATTCTCTAAAAGTACTATCTTGAAGAATAGGCATCCAGAACTCTTTAGTATCGGTATCAGCTGCTCTTATTTTGTTGCCAACCAGTTCTCCAGTCGTCTTGTCAACTTTCTGATACCAGCCGTTAGACGGCTTAGTAACGTGGCCACTTTCGAGAGCAATATCCAGCAAGCCAGACCACTTCGAAATTCCACCGTCAAAAGACACTGTGATAGGAATCTTTGACTTCTCCTGAACATATCTAGACTTCTCCACGTTGATAATAAAGTTATACCCTACAAGCTCGGAGCCATCTTTATCCTGTTGACGTCCAAGAATCCAGATAGTGTCAGCAGAATAGTAAATGCCTGTACCACCACCAACTACATCTTTAGGAAACATTCCAATTTCTTTATAGGTATGATTAACCACTACTAGAGGAATATCCTTGATAGTAAGATGCGGAGTTACCATGCGGAAGAGAGACTTAAGCTGTTTAGCACGAGACATATCAGCCACAGACTTACCTTCCAAAGCATCTTCAACCTCCTTGCGCGATGCTAGATTACCAACAGAATCGATAACTACAATTACTCGATCATTACGATCTATGTTATTAAACTGAGCCATAATATCGTGCTTGAGCTGCTCGATATCAGTAATAGGAGTATGAAGCACACGTTCAGGGCTAATGCCAAAAGCAGAAAAATAACTTTGCGGAGATCCAAATTCTGAATCGTAGAATAGAACAATTGCATCATCGTACTTCTCCAAATAAGACCTTGCCATTAGCAGAGCAAAGGCAGTCTTGAAGTGTTTAGACGGACCTGCAAGTACAGTCAACCCAGGAGTAAGACCTCCATCAAGTCGACCAGATAGTGCCACGTTTACCATAGGCACTGAAGTTTGAATCATATCTTTAGCAGTAAAGAACCTCGACTCAGAGAGTACAGCGGTATCTTTAATGGTAGAGTTCTTTTGTAGTTTAGCCATTAGACTCATTATCAACTCCTTGTTTAAAGTCAAACCATTCACAAATTTCTAGCATAATAGCATCTTCAAGACATTGTTTAAGATAATTCTCATCAGGGGTTTCGGTGTGTTTATGAGCGCGACTCATACCATACGCTACTCCTTCTTCAACACATTTCACCAATAGTTTATAGGTATTAGGTACTAGCATTATTTCATCTCCATAATAGACTTCTCATCAATCTCTATTATACCGGCTTTCTTTTTTTCTTTCAACTGTTTTGTTTTAGACACCCATAAAGGATCTCTTTTCTGTCGTGTCGTTGAAGACTTTGGAGGTTGATGAGTTGCATTGGAATCTTGACTTGGTCTCACCAAACTTATGTTCGCTGCTACTAGCAATAGCACAGCCAACGGATCGAACACAAGTACTAGTATTATAATTACCCATCTTACTGCTGCCTCCAGATGTTGTTGTGCACCTTCCCCGTAAATTAAATCGGCGATATATTTGATAGGCCCTACCTCAGCTATTATTTTTGCATTCTCTTTTTTGAGAGGAACTAATTTTTCATTAAGCTGTTGAATTGTTTTTGAGGCTTGATCTATCTCACCGTTGAGTCCGTCACGCTCTTTCCTTTGCTTGGTGCGAATAAAATTTGCATCTTTAGCATTAGACTGCTCTACAATAGCATTTAAAGAGTCGAGAGCTCTTTGAGCGTTTTTAATTCTTCTATTTTCTTGATCAATTTGAAGTTCTATATTTTGAATGACTACCGTTTGATCAGATGATATAGTTGTTTGTTCAATATGAGCCTTTGAAAGAAATCCAAATATACCCATCGAGGTAATAAACATCAGCACTACAACAGATGTGGCGAGGTAGTACTTAATAAGTTTAGGAACCGTAGTCCAGTTTCTATACAGCCAAGATGCTGTTACGAGCTTTGCTAGCTCAAGAAAAGATCCCATGATAACTACTGGCCAGAATGCACCAGCAAAGATAGCAGTTAAACCTATAATAGAGTAATATGCCGCAACAAATGATATACCAATGGCTGTAAATAAAGCCAGGTAGTTAATCATTGTATACCTTATCTAAGAGTGCCTTGAACTCTTTAATTTTTACCAACCTATTAGGCCAGTAGATATATTCCTTATCTGGATCTTTTTGTAAGTTATTGAGAAGAGGGATGACCATTTTATAGAGCTTATCAATCTTTGCTTGTAGTTGTGCTACGTCTCCCTCTACTGCAGACTTTTGGCTTGCTAGTTGCTGTACAGCCTCCAGCTCATCCTCGGTCATTACCGAGAAGCCAAAGTCAAAGTCGTCGTTTTTGATCATGAGAAGAACCCTTCTAGCGTTGCTTGTTTTTCAGTATGCCAGCCTAGAGTATCAATGATGGTACGAATCGGCTCAAGAAACGCTTTCTCGAACTGAGTCTCATAGTCAATAAACTTCTCCAATCCAAACTCTTTGGGTAGCGTCTCAGATATTGAAATGACACGCTCACGAGTAGGATTAGGAGTACGAAGATAGGCAAATTTTACCTTTTCCCCTTCGTAAATAGGCTTGTATTTCTTATCTAGCTTATGGCGCTTGATCATGTCATTGAAGATTAGAGCTCCCTTCACATGAATAGGTGTGCCCTTATTGAATACGGTCAGATGGTTACTGTACTCACTAAGACCATTGCATCCGCGAGGAAAAGCAACCTGTTCGAATGGCAACTTTTTAAATTCCATCTTAAAGTCTTCAACGAATTGAACCAAGGCGTCTTCGCTACCCTGCATAATAACTTTGAGGGCTTTCTTAATATTCTCACGACACGCTGCAGGAGTAGAGGAACGAACTGCCTCAATACCCATAACCTTGAGTTTAGGCTCGTGGTAGGCAACTCCCTCAAGGTTCCATACGTTAAGAATATAACGCTTTTTAGCCGTCCAGATACCCTTATCTGCAATGGCCTCACGTTTCATCTTCATCTTCTGATCGTAAGCATTGACATATTCAGCAAGCTCGCTATAACTCTTATCGATGTACGGTTCAAATATTTCATTGCAGAGTTTATCCAGGAACTTGACTGTCTTAGCAGTATCACTTGATTCACCAAGCACTTGCGTAACAAGCTTGTCAAGAGTGATGTACATCGAGTCTGTATCGCATGCAATAACATAATCGACTCCTTCTGTCTTTAATTTCTTGTTTAGATACTCGTTGATCTTCTTTTCCATCCAACGAATAGAAAGTTGACCAGACTTAGTAATTGACTCAGCAAATCGCGGATCAAACCATCTAAAGAATGCATTGCCAAGAGCACCATAAGCTGAGTTAAGTTGAATCTTCTTAGCCAGCTGCATATTGTGACATTGAGCAATTTCCTTCTCTAGTTCATACGAAGGATTCTCTTCATACTTCTTTTTAGCCTCCAGCATGCGGTTCTTCCAATACGTCCTACCATTGTACATAGATTCCATAAGCTTAGGAAGAAACCCTTGATAATCTTTATCAAACATACAACCAGTAGGAGTAATAGTAACATTATTACGGCTGAGTTGAGAACGAATAGCAGGATCGTCAAGAGCCCGATCGTTAATAAACATTCGAATACTGTCTGTGGGATCATTTCTAAATTTTTCTTTTCCATCCTGTCCTCGTCCTATCGATGTAAGAACGTTTGCAAATTTTTCAATCTGCCCAGCAAACGTTTCTGGAGAAATATTGTACTGCATAATCAAGTGAGGGTACAGAGAGTTTAAGTCAAATGATACTACCCACTTATGCATACCTACCTGCGGGTCTTTAACATATGCTCCCTCGATCTGATAACCTTTAGTTGATGGGCGTGTCTGCGGTACAACAATATCTTGTTCGAGCAAGTAGTTGTGAATAATAATATCCCACATACGAACCGACGTAAAGGTATCAAGATAGTTAACCTTACCGTCATATGCTAGAGCATACACTTGCTCAATAAATTTGAGCTTATCTTCCATTCTATCAACAAGCTCAACGTCCTGAATATTATAATCAATAAACAGTTCAAAGTTACGCTTATACAGATCGTCTAGAGAGGAATACTCTTCTGAGTAGTCTACCTTTTTATCTCCCAAGACGACCTGAGCAATATGATCAAGCTTATAGCTCTCTTCATTAGAGAAAGAAAACTTCTTATACAGTTGCATATAGTCAAGAACAGTAACACCTACGATGTCCATCACTTCTTGTTCACGACCCATCAACTCAATCTTACGACGGCCAACATAGTTCCAAGGCGATAGCTTCTTACAAGCTTGATCGCCTAGCACTCGATTAATACGATTACACAGGTATGGCATATCAAAGAACTCAACGTTCCATCCTGTAATGATGTCTGGTAGGAATTGTTTGGAGCGCATGATCTCGATAAAACGAGACAGCAGAACCTTCTCATCAGCACACTTTATGTACGTAATGGATTCTTTTTTCGGGGTGTAGTCGTGGTATCCAAGGACAACCTTTCGTCCATTTTTGGAGACAGTAATCGCGATAACTTCTTTATTGGCTGTTGCAATGTCGGGGAAGCCGTCATCCGAGGCTGTTTCGATGTCAAGAGACACGACAGAGATTTGCTTTTCGTCATATTTAATTTCTCCAGAAAACTCATCTGCAATGAATAGATATTGAAATTGAGTAAGACCGTACACATTGAAGTTGTCAATGTCATCGTATCGGCGCATAAAGTCGCGCGCTTCACTGATACTACCGAAGTCGACTCTATCGACTGGCAGACCCTTAAGCGTCTTGTATCTGGTGTTCTTCCCTTTAGAGGTAACAAATAGGTAGGGTTTAAAGGGGACCGAGTACTGGACTCGCTCCCCGTTTTCATATCCTCTGACTAGAACTTCGTCACGGTATATCGACACATTAGTATAAAATTTAGACATCTATCACCCTCAGTTTATAGCATATTATAGTCTATTATAGAAATTAAGTCAAGAGGTGCATGGCGTGCTCATAGTGCTTTATTCTATCATTAAGACCATTGAACCCACCATTGATACGCTTTGTCATAGATTTGATATCTTGATTATCGGCAAGACGGTTTAATTCGTTTACATCCCAGAACCAGCCAGCAGACATGCAAGCTCCTTCGACTGTTTCACAATACTCATCAATTTGATCTGGATCAATGCCTAGATCTTCTGCCATGTTCATATAGTTTGCTTTACCTGTGATTTGAATCAAGCCACGACCGCAATACTTGTAACCTTCGCCAGTAGCTTCTGGTCCGTTACCCATTCTGCCTCCATACACTCTGTTGGCAATCTTTTGTGGTTTACGAGCATATGCATCTGCTGTTGTACGATCTTTAAAATACTTAGGAAAAACTTTTAGCAAACCGTCTGCTGAATAGTTAAGATTTTCCTTCATGAAGTTAAAGCCGCCTGACTCGTGACCGCACTGCGCTAAGAACGCTGCAACTCTCTCTGGGGTAGAAATATCAAAACGCTCAAGTGTGGCGTTAAGAGGGTCTATAAATTGTTCCAGTTTTGATGCAGAAGTCTTAGGAAACAGTTCCCGTAATAGCTCTAATGTTACCATTGATTTCTCCTGTTAATTAATTATAAAGGGACAGTAGCCCTCAACAATTATTTAGGAGAAATCTAAGCGTCTGTAATTAGATAGAACCTTTTACCAGCTGTAAACCTGATCCAAACTTAGCATTATAGTTATTAATCATATCAATATTTGGATCAAAAGATACCATTACATGTCGTTTACTAAATGTAAAGTCTTTTGCGTCAGCATAGGGCAGATATGGCATCAAACCTAAACCATATGAGCCAGGTGCTTGACCGGGCATAATAATAATTGAAGCTATACTCTTTAATGTAACTGATTGATCGTCTTCCTTATCAATCTTTCCAATCACTTCTTCACCAGAGGCGAGTTTAAAGCATTTTATATTCATGTTATCTCCAATTGAAAAGAGGGGCCGAAGCCCCTCGGGTTATTTGTGTCCAGGCATAGGACCGCGATCTTGTAGCCAATCTACATCCTCGTCAGTCATAGGAGCCCATTCACATTTTAGATGTGATTTCATCTTTTTCCTCCTCAGTAAGAAACTCTTTCTTACGCTGCACAGGCTCCTTGATCTCGATCTTCTTAGGCTTCTTATGGTCTGGAATGACTCGATCAAGCGCAACTCTTAGCATACCGTTAATGAGTTCTGCATCTTTGATCTCAATTTGATCATTGACACCGAACGAACGAGTAAAGCTTCGTGTAGCAATTCCCTTGAATAGGTAATCGGAAGAGCTGTCGTCTTTTGTGTTACCTTTAATGATAAGCTTATTATCGGCAAGCTCAATATCAATTTCGTGCTTAGCGAATCCCGCTACAGCAATCTCAATTGCGTAGGAATTATCACCAGTCTTTTTGATATTGTATGGAGGATAGTTAGGAATGTTTTTTGTTACATCGTCATGCAGCTTGGCAAGACGGTTAATTTGATCTTCAAACCCTACAAAGAACTTGTCTGCGTCTTTGAAGAGAACCTCTGGGTTAAGCATATTATTAGCAACAAAGTGTTTTAGTCCAGTCATAATATTCTCCTTACTTAGTAGTTGTAAAGACGCGCTTGGCGTCCATATTCATAGCAGCCATGCCTACTGTAGTGAAGAAGTTAAATGTCTCTTGTCCCATCTTTTTAGCAAAAGATGTTTGAGCATCAATGTATGTCTGGAGGGGCTTTTTAAGTTCGTCGTTTGTTACGACTGTATTGACAAATTCTGTCTTGACGTTTTGGAATGAATCCACAAAATGGTTGAATACCGATAGCATACGTTTCTCCTTTATTAAGCGAGTTTAAAATTAACTACCCTAATATTAGGCATAGTTGTGTGAGGTGTTTCTAGACTGGCACATCCTCACAAGCCAGTTCCCATCCCGGGGATAATATTATATAGCTTTTCGTACAAAAGGTTTCAAGTCCGGAGGTGAAAAAGTATCCGGCTTTACCACTTTACCAGTCTCTGGATTCTTGATTGCTTTCTTTGTCATGGGATCTAGCTTAGACATATTGCTTCTGAACACTTCGTTCCATGCATTATGGATATCATATCCTTTGGCATGAGCGTATCCAATAGTAACCCAAATTAGATCGCAGATAGCATCAAGCTGTTCTACGTCATCATTATTCATAACTGCTTCTAAAAATTCGTTGTACTCTTCCTCCATTAGACTCCTATACAGTCCAGGAATAGACTTATCTCCTAATGAAAGTTGATCAACAGCCTCCATAAAGGCTCTTACGTCAAGAAAAGGCAATGCCATATAATAACCCCCAAAATTTTGCTCCAGGAAAACCTAGTAGCCATAGAATACTAACTACCATAATGAATATGTAGAATGAAAGTAAAGCTACGAAAGCTTTAGTAAGTAAGTTCATCTTTTTTATATTTTGGTTTTCGAGCATATCTTTTTTTGCTCTTTACCATCTTAGGCTTAAAGGGTGTGTTAGCACCATACAGCTCCACCGCTCTACGTTTAAACCTCGGTACTCGAATTGTTATCGTTGTTTGCATTTGTTTCTCCATCTGATGATTCATTATATTCGAATTCATCAAATAAATCCAGAGAATTATATACTCTAAGTGAGATACCTGCCTCTTTAAACATCCTAACTGTGACTCCAGAATTAAACCTATCAGTCTCCTGCCCTGACTGTACTGTGATCACATTTTTGATTCCGCGCTGTACGATAGACTTGGCGCACTCATTGCAGGGAAAAAGAGTTGAGTAAAGAGTTGCACCCTCTACGCTATTTGGCGCATTATCTAATGCGTTGCGTTCTGCATGACAAACGAAGAGTAATTTTGTCTCTCTATCTTCATACATTTCAGGCTTGTCTTCTACTCCTCTAGGAAAACCATTATAACCTAAAGACAGTACTCTCTTCTTATCATCTACGATGACACATCCAACTTTACGAGAAGGGTCTTTTGACCAAGTAGATACCTCGCGAGCCAGTCTTAGGTATCTTCCATCCCATTTGTACTCATTGTCATGAAGGCGTAAATATTTTTTACTCATACACTTCATCTTCCCAATCTTTGAAGAACTTAACTAGACCTTTACGTGCCTTAGCATATGTTTCTGGTCTGTAGTGAATTGCATCTGGACTATTGTGCATGGTGAGACAGTCTTTCTCATACTGCATCAAATCGAAGAAACGAACATCTCCTTCTTCCCATCGTGTCATGTATGCACGAATACGTTCAGTACGATCCCCCGTTGGATGAAAGGTGCATGGAGGAGGAATGTATGCTACACGAGCCCCTTTCTGAGCAAGAGCGCTTAGCAGCTGTTCAATATTAGCGAAAGTTTCAGCTGACTTCCACCAGTCATTATGACCGATGCTTATAGCAACGTTTGCTCCTGCTGGGATAAGCCTTACTTGTTCTTTAAGTTCCTTAGCGCGTGTATTGCGTCCAGACTTAGCCCAATTAATGTAACACTTGTCATTCAATGCAATACCCACACCATGACTATCTCCTAGAATGTAGATGGGATTCTTGGAGCAGGGTTTTTGTTCTTTTGCTTTAGCGGTTACTACAACCGGGGAAGCTTGTAGCTGGGATGCGCGTTGATGAGTAAGATCAGCGCATGCTGCTATAGGGAATAGAAGTGCCAGGGTGAGGATAATTTTATTCATAATGTATTGAGCGAGGCGCCCATCTCCTTAGTAAGTTCACGTTCACGGGCATGGGCGTTTTTACGTCCACGCACTTTTTCTAGTACCGACATCTCAAATACTTCAGGACCATACTCACGAATTTGATCATCGAGAGTGCGGTCAAAGTTTTTCTTAAGGGAGCGAAACACGTGCTGACGAGTTCTGATCTTCAGCGTCTTCGCGATAGATTGTTCTCTAATAACAGTTACACCAATGTAGATCTCTTCGGTGAGAGTATTGGTGTATTGATATATTAGATAACTGCGGTCTGATCTCTTTTTCCTTATCATACCACTATTATGGCTGATCACAGATATTAAATCAACTGTTATTTTCCTCAATAAAATCAAGGAGTTAGCGAATCAGAACCACGGATTCTGTGGGTATTTTAGGGCTTTTTCCAGGTTTCTTTAGCGTTTATCGTCTCAATATGCCTATATCCTAGCTCTATAAGTCTATCGGTTATCTTTTTATGGTTGTAATACTCTTTATTAACATCATCAAAACAGAATGTTGTTCCTGATCTTGATCTATCATTACACCATATTATCTCATCTAGCACTGATTGTGTTGAATGAGGTCCGTCAAAAAATACTAATGCGTATTGATTAATTATATGACCTTCTGAATCGTCAAATACTGGAACACCATCTTTAAAGTACTCCATGTATTGAGAATCAAGCATGTTATAAAATATTATATTATACTTGCAATGCATGTTTAGCTTTTGTATGTTAAGAACATAATCGCAAACATCACGCATCATCTCTAACTTCATATCGTTAGTATAGTTGTTATTGTATCCACCAGACAATATGGATGCATCAGATCCAATATATGGAATCTGCCCGTACGGATCTACACTGATGATTGTTCTTTTAAGATCGCTTGCAGCAAATAAGCCATCGATGATATATTTAAGCGAGCCTCCAGCGCGTGTTCCGATCTCTAATATTAGACCAGGTACGTCTTTTACACCTTCGGCTGCTCGCTGTAGCACGTCATAATTGGTACTATCACAATCCATTAAATCTTTATTCCTAACTGTAACTCTGATTTTTCACCTGTTCCGAGAACGCATGCGACATTGCCGTTTGTTTGAACAAATGTCCAAGAGCTGGTTTTTGGATTAGTAAAAAGAATATAATAAGTGTCGTCATATAAATCTTTGCCAGTAAAGATAGCCTTTTCTTCATACTGAGAGGCAAGGTTGACCACGACATCTTGATAACTACCGCACGTGATCCGCTTGGTGCTTTCGAAGGGAACAGCCATGGCTGTTCCCGCTATTAATAGGATAACAGCAAGAAACAGCTTACGCATTTTACTTCCTTCCGATGTTGTATTTGGCAACTAGCTGCCAGCTATCCTTTTCTTTAAATGGAAGAATTTTAATCATTGTGATTGGTAGTACTGGATCTTTAGATTTATTAACGTCTACCAGAGTTACCAGTCCCCACTCAGCAAGAAGGTTAGCAATAGCGTTACGTCTACCAATATCCTCTTCTGTGATGGATGCTGGTTTACCGTCTAGCGCAAATAGTTCTTTGAAATGTACAATATAATACTTGCCTTGCTTATGTAAGATATGGCAAGATTGATATAGTGTTTGGTCTTTCCGCGAGGCTACACCAATACGTGTTAATGTTTCTTTTACCTTTAAGAAATCTTCTTCATGGCCTAGCTTCGCTTCAATTAATGATTCTAAAATAGTCATTTTTCAGTTCCGCCCTGTTTAAGTTTTTCTTTAATTGAGGCCAGCTGCTTTTTCGTCAGTACCCTCAACGCACTCTGGGCTTTCTCATGACTATAGCCATAGTATTGCTTTATAATATCTAAATCATGGCTAGTTGTCTTCTTCACCCACTTTGCAAACCTTTTCTTAGGTCTGAGACTATTTAGGAAATAGTAATATTGGAGCCGTGACTCCAAAAAGTGGGCCATATTCATCTCATTGGCATACAAGATAGTATCAGGATAATAAGATAGCGCTTTATTTGTAATAAAAGGATCATACTCCTTTTCTGCTAGCTCATCATTATCCGTACCACTCATCATATCTTTTTTATTATAAGATACAGAATTTACAAAATCGAACGCGTTGATATATTTTCCCATTTCACCAATGCCTTATCACTCCTGTGACGATGAATGCATTCGTCACAATATAACATAATATAATAAGAGTTCTTATAAGAGCTATTATATCTGCCTCTCTTACATTAGCTCCAGCTTTTTCTCCGATTGCTTTAGCCCACAACCGCCAGGCTTTTCGTAACCAAATCATCCAATTAACATCCTTACAAGACCGAATGTGTCTATGGAAGTAAGCAATAGGTAGTTACCAAGCATACCAAACGATTTCCTAGAATAAGCAGCCCAAGAATACAAGGCACAGCCAGCAATCCAAATAGGGTACAACGCCAGAAGAGGTGGATTCGGGACGGTGACTGCCATAGTGATAGCGCACCCAATACTAGCAGCCCAAGCGAGCAACTCAACAACAAAACGGAAAGGATTACTATTCCAATCACTTCTAATCCATTCAAAAGTAGGCTTTAACAAATCATTCATTGAAATCCGTTCTCAACTTGCCATTGGTAGTGCGCTTTAAGCTCATTGTAAGCATCTAAAACTTCCTTTGGCATAACGTTGTAGCTGTTTATACGTGTTAGATTAATATCTATTGCGCGCGCAAGATTCCTACTCAGTCTAACCTCATTGAGCTGACTGAAGTAAAAATCCTCTCGTTCATGTCCCTTCATAGGAATTTGTGCATCTTCATTCATATTTAAAT